TCAGAAGTGCCGCTTGAGGACGATGGGGACGCGCGGGGCCTCGGGCTTGGTTCCACTTTCGCTCTCGAATCGCTCGATCTCTTCGAGTGGGATGCGGAGCACGCGCCCCGCCCGATAACAATGCAGTTTGCGGCTGCGGCAGAGGCGGTAGATTGTTGCCCGGTGCGTGCGGAGTCGCACCGCTGCCTCATCCACGGTGAGGGCTGCCGCCGGCTGGGCTGGAGCGCGGTCCTCTTGCATCACAGCGGCCAGAGTCAGAGTGGCAGCGACGGCCTTGTCGCCGCCGGTGTGCTCAAGGTACTCGGCGTAGAGTGCGTTGACGGCGGCGTTCATTGTAGGCGCTCGATCTCGTCGATGGGTATGCGGACCCGGCCGCCGACGCAACGGCCGCGCAGCCTGCCGGACAAGCACGCCAAGTAGACCTTCTTGCTGCTTGTACGCAACAATTCTGCTGCCTCTTTCACGCCAACCGTCCCTTTGTCGTCCGTCTCGACGATGATCGGATCGCGGCTAAGCACGTCAGAAAGGACCAGCAGCGCGGCGGCCAACGGGTCTTTGGCGTCAAGAAGGTACTCGTCGAAGAGTTTCTTGATCTGGTGGTTCATCCTATCGGCGGTGAAACGGTCCACGGTGGCGAGGCCGGGAGGTCGGATAGGACTCAGACTTCGGCTCGGCCGGCTTAGCGGCCGTCGGCTCACTCACATCGGCGATTTCCACTTCCACGGGCACCTCGATAACGGCGGGCATGATTGGAGCCGGCGGCGTCACTGCGGGCGTGGCCGGCAGTGGTGCCAGGGTCGGCTCGGGGGCGGTCTTTACCGGCGTCGTGGCCGGGGCAGCGGTCAGCGGCGCGCGGCTTAGCCAGATGCCCAGAGTCACGGCCAAGGCAATCAGGGTAGCGGCCGTGATCGCACGGCTAAGCAAGTCGAATTTCATGGTGCAGCGTCCTTTACGTTGGGGTGTTTCTCGTTGATTTCCTTGAGGATGCCCTTGACGTACTTGCGGGCCACCTTGAAGCGGAGCACCAGGGCACTGCCAAGGCAACCGCCGATGGCCATGCCGATCCCTTGGAGGGCTGAGTTGCCCAGATGCGTCAGGGTCTCTGTGCCGTGCATCACGGCGTAGGTGATTGCTGAGCCGGCTGCGGCGGCGACGATGGCGAAGGCCAGCGCCCCGGTGGCGTAAGCTATCAGACGTTGCAGTCTTGCTTTCATGGACTTCCTTCGATTAACGGTTCAGCGGTAACGCTTCATCAATGTCATTCCGAAAGGAGGCGATATGCGGCTTCAGCGGCAGCGACCAAGGTGCGGGCGCTGCGGCGCAGGCCCGTCCCGCCCGGCAGATAGACGCAGCATACCCAGCAAGATTCGATTCGCTCCCGGCAACCGTCCATGACGTGCCGCAGGCTTGGCACGATGATAGCCGTCGCTAGGGAGAAATGGCCGGCGACGTTTCGCAGGTGGCCGTTGCGGATGGCAGTGGGAAACCACCCTTGCGTCCAACTCTCCCGTAGGCTTTGCAGCCTGCCCCTGAATACGGCGGGCGCAGAATCGTCCAACCCCCATACCATTTTCTTCGCGCAGCAGTTGCCCAGAACCACGGGTTCCGGCCAGAACTCGTGCCGCGCCCACGTCGCTATCCGCAACATTGCGCCACACCGCTTGCAGCGGTGCTTTCGCTGGAACAGGCCCTCGTCTGTGGTAAGCGTCTGTGTCCATCCCTGCCAAGGCAGATTGGCGATCATTTCCATTACTCCAACGCCGGCAGCTTCAGGTCGCGGGCGATCTTGGCAGCCAAGTTACGCTCCAGCCGATCGAGGCCAGGGCCACCGGCGATTTCGCGCAGGTGGTCGTAGACCCGGCGGGCCTCGGCCGCCGAGAGAATCACAATCGCGCCGCCGTCGATGTCAGTGCTAGGCATTACTTCGGGGCCTTCTTCGTCACGCGGGCCACGGCCTTGCCGGCGGAGAAGGTCAGTCTGGTCAGTTCTTCCCTGCTTTGGGCGACGGCTTCGGCCAATTGCAGCAGCCCCACTAAATCGCTCGATGCCGCGCGATAGGTCGGGTCCGTGGAGTCGGCCGTGTTGACCACGTTGGTCTGCGCCTCGATCTCCTTGCGAAGGAGGGACTGCAAGGTCGCCAATTCACGGTCAGCGCCGCTCATGTCGGCGGCTTTGATCTCCTTCAGACGGACGATGCTTTCGCAGATTTCGTTGTTCATGGGTTTTCTCGCAAGCGTTTGATGCCCAGTCGTACCAGCCGCACGACCGCCAGGGCATCTTCCACGGCGGTGTGGGCGACATTCGGATTGATTCCGGCCCGCTCGTAGCAGGTCTTGCTCCCCGGTAGCTCCTCGTCCTCATGCGGGTGCCAGAAAAGGATCGCCGGATCGAGGGTGCGGTGGCGCAGCTTCACCACCTGCTCGAATCTCGGGAGCCGTTTCAGGAATTGCCGGTCAAAGCTGGCGAAGTTCTTGCCGGCCGGCGTTAAGGCTGTGTTTCCATCCCAGCCGCAGCCTTTAAGCCAAGCCGCGAAGTCGTCGGCCACCTGATCTGGGTCACGCCACGACGGTTCGCGCTCGCCGGACAGGTGTTTCAAGAGGTTTGCGTTAAGTGCCAAGGCGTAGGCGTTGCCGCGATACTCTTTGTGGTAGACCAGCCGGTGATAGACCGGCAATTCGTCGATAGGTTTCGTCCAGTCGTCCCACACGGCCCCGATTTCAAGAATCTGGCAGGTCTCGGGATCGAGGCCGGTCGTCTCGATGTCGATGCTGACGTAGGGCATCTTCGGCGTAACTGTTGGCAGCGCTGGCTCCTTGGCGGCCCGCCAGTAGTGTCCCGTCCAGCCGCAGCCGGCACAGCGTCCGACCTCGGGGTTTTCGGTCGGCTTGAGCAGTTCTTCGCAATTCGGGCAGAGCTTCTTCATGGTTCGTCGATGATTCGTTGTTGCATGGCTCGGTCGTGCAGTGTGACGAACATTTCGATGATCGAATGGGCGGCGTGCCGCCGGGCCAGCCGCACCCGTTGCAGCTCCGCCTCGGTCGCGTTGCCGGCGTCGTAAATCTGCTCGGCCACAAGTTCCTTGCGGCACACGTCGCGGTACAATTCGAGGGTCTGCACGGCGGCCAGCACGGGGTTGACCACATCGGTCTGCGGCGGCAGCAGCAAGGTCTCTTGTTGATCGCCAAACCAGCCACAGACCTCGCAAAGCCTGTCAGAATCCTGACTGGTTTCTAGCGGTGCCGTGCAACGGGGACAGAATTCGCTCATATCCCTAGCTCCCGCGAGGCACGGATTTCATCTTTCGTGAGCCTCTGGTGTCAATAGGACCGCCGGGGCCTGGTGCGTCGGAAGACGGTGGCGAACTCTCGGTGCATGACTCGTCTTCCTCGTCATCGCGGTTCTTCATCATCGGCCAGTTGTCAATCAAGATGGCATACAGCCGGCGGTCCAATTTCTTCCTCGCCCACAGAGGCAAGCCCAAGGGCAGCTTGCCACCGAACAATTCCTTCAAGGCCCGGAGGCCCGTGGCATCACATGCTTTCATCCAGAGCCGCTTGTGCTTCTCGCACTCCTCTTGCGCGGCTCTTAGCGTCTTAATCAGTCGGCGATGGCGATTCACAAAGTCCCATGACTCCCGCAACGTCCCGTCGCTGTATGGGACCAAGACCCTCACGGTAGCCTGGAAGCGAGGCGGCACCTTGATGCCAAGAATCTCGCGCTGCCAGACAATGCGATAGTCGTCCTTCGAGAACCAATGCTTCTGAGACCTGGCGTGCAAACCGCGTTTTCGTTTTCGGACGAATTCCATCGCTCGATCAAAATGGAGCCTTGGACTGCATCGCGCTGCTCGGCTTTGCCCAGCGGCGCTTGGCGGTGCCCGGCCGTGTTCTGTATTTGCAGTAAAGTGGTTATGGTTTGGCTTGCTGTGCCTTGCGCCGCTGCGCTTTGCCGGACTATGCCCGGCCATGATTGCCGTTAGTGGCCTCGTCCTCGATTCTTACGCGGATGATCGGCGCTATATTGGTTGTGAGCAGCCGGCGGTTTTACCAGCACACGTACCATCTTCCTCTTACCGCAGCGCTCGCACGTTGTTGGTTGCCGAGCGTTCATTGCCTGAAACACCTCGCTTCTTGCCCCACACGCGCGACACTCAACTTCGTAGAGTGGCATCAATAATTCCTTGCGTTGGTTTGCGGTGCTTCGCCTTGCGTGGCATCGCGCCGCCTTGCCCCGCCCGGCCTTGCTCGGGCAGGCATGGCATGGCCAGGCCAGGTGCTTAGGCTGCTTGAGTCTCCCACTTTGTCACAACGAATTTCCCGAACGGCCCCTTGCACGCTGGTCGAAAGTCGCCGAGTCCAATCCGCTTTCCGGCGGCGTCCAGAATCTCCCGCAGCAGCTTGACGCCGATGATGTCGGTGTCCAGGTCGATAGTGAACGACAGCTTCCAGTCGTGGAAGCAGGGCCGGTGGCAGAGAATCCGGCCACCGGTGCTCGGGATTCGCACTGCCCGCGTGTCCACTTCCCACGGGTCTTTGTGCTCGACAGGGACTTCAACACAGGGAATCGACACACAGGCGGGGATCAAACTGGATTTCTGCGTCGTGATTTTCGACTTTCCGGCCTTGAAGAAAGTGCCGGCGTCGATGATGGCACGAAAGACGTTCGGTTGCGGAATCACGCATTTGCCATCTTGCCCGATGTAGAGGCGGGCTTCCGCTTGCTCGCGGGGCGTACCTTTGTCGCCAGCCGCAGCACTGGTACGGGTTCCATTGGTGGCGGCAATTGCCGCAGCATCGGTGAACTTGTTGCAGAGCAGCGGTGTCTGCCCTTCGATGGTTACTTCAATCAACATGAGAATAAGTCCTTGGTTTGGAGTGGTTTGCACCGCCAGGCTTCGCTCCGCAGAGCAACGCTTCGCAGCGCTACGGTATGCCTCGCCGCATTCGGTTTGCTGTGGCTTTGATTCGGTTCTCCGGGTCGGTCTGGGACCGCTCGACCACCACGATGTTTTTCAGGTTCAACGGGCTGCGGACGGCGCACCCGCCGAAGCCAGGGCCTCGGATTCGATCTCTTCAAGCAGCAAGGATTCATACGGCATCGGCGACTGGTAATCGGGCGGAGCGAACGTGTGCTCACACTCGATTCCCTTTACGGCTTCCTTCAGTAGGGCCTTGTAGTTCTCAAAGCCCCTTTCGTCGATCGCTTCTCTCAGCGCAGCCTTATAGTTGGCAGTCTGGTCAAAGCGGGCCTGTAGCTCCCGGCCTGGCTTCGCGCCCTCTTCGATATGGGCACGGAACTCCGCCCAGAACTTGGGAGGAATCCTGTGGTGCTTCAGAATGTCGGTCAGGTTCGGCACTTGGGTGACCATTGGTCGGCTCCCTTCACGTTGCGTGTGTACTAGATAAATCCGAAAAGGGGCCGAGATTTCGACGCCTAGTTTCGATTTCCGACAAGTTTTTCCAAGGCGCGGTAGAGCAAGTCCCAAGCGAGCAGCCGCTTGCGAGGGAAGCCGTCGATGTGCCCGCTCTTCCATCGCCGTCCAACGGCATCTCGCAATTCGATTCGGTAGTTGCCCTGCGTGGGACTTCCGGTGCCGGTGTTGCAGATTGTGCCAGTTGCGACAGTCGTGACCTGCCCTGTGACGGCTGAGTGAAGTTCGATCTTGACGACTAGCATGGTCACTCGACCTCCCACAGCGCGCGGTGAATGTACTCCGATCGCTTCATGCCGTGCTCTGCGGCGATTTTGGCGCAGTAGTCCTTGTCGATTTCAATTAGCGTGCATGGGCAGCCGAGCCGCCGGCAGACACGAAGCGTTGTGCCCGTGCCACCGAATGGGTCCAGAACCGACTCGCCCTCGGGCGTGGTGAACTTGATGCAGCGCTCGACCAGGCCCTCGTTGAGTTGCGTTGGGTGCCACGGCCGGCGCTGCTTGCTGTTGCCGACGACGCGAGTGAAATCGAACACGTCGCCGGGCACCCGGCCACGCGGGTCAGCTCGCTTGTCGCCGTTCTCTTGCCGCCAACTGGGCACGCGGATGGCGTCGGGGCGCAGCGGGGCATCGTGCCAACGAAGTCGGAGCAGCGGCCGGTGGTTGTTGCCCAGGTCGTGGTGGCAGTGCTGGCCGAAGGTGAAGGTTTGGACGCAAGGTTTGGCTTCCAGGCCGGCAGTGCGGCAGACCATTTCGGCTACGATACGGCCGACCTCGAAGGACCAGCGGGCGTTGTAGCTGAACCAGACGGTCTTGGCCTTGTAGATGAAACACTCAAGCCACCGTTGGAGCAGGTCCACGTACTGATGGTCGGGCAGCTTGTCCTTATAGCTCTGATAGCCCAGGCCGATGTTGTCCACTGGGTCTGCGAAGATCGTGGTCCACACCTGTGGGTTCCCGTTGAGGTAGTCGAGGCAGTCGGCGTTAATCAGGGTGTGCATGGATCACTTGCCTCTCGCGTAGCGTTGCAACGAATCGAGCGCAAGCCAGCCCAGTTGCGCGAGGAAACTGCCGGCGCAGCCAGCGGCAAAGACGACCAGGGGACGGTAGCTCAGTAAAGCCATTCCCAGCGCAAGACCGCACCAAAATCCGGCGCACTGGTAGCAATCCATGATGCGGGCCACCACGGGCAGACGCGGCGCAATCCACCTGTAGACGGGCTCGCTGATCTCGCCATCCACAACGATGTGCGTCATGCCAATGACGCCGAGGATGAAAAGCAAGAGGTTCATTGCGGCTCCACGTCGATCACGTCCGCCGGCAACGGCTCCACATCTCGTTCCTGGCGTGTCAAAGAGAACGAGATGGTCGGAATCAGGTCGCCGGCCAGTAGCTTGTCGCGGTCACTGACGAATTCGAGATTGACGGCGCAGCCGTCGATCCCGGTCTTGTCGGCCACCTGCGCCAGCTTGGCGAGGGCATCGGCCACCTGCTCGCCAGTCATGGCCGATGTCTTGATACGATCCAAGAGAAACAATGGAATAGGCATGGCTTAATGAAAGAACTTAGGACGAGTGACATCGTTGAACCAATCGTCCAAGGCCGAGCCGTTGGACATCAGCCCCACGGCCATTTCCTCCAGAACTCGGCAGCGGGCATCGCTCTCTTCGCGGCTGAGGTTGGAGAAGACGTGGCCGCTGGTGATGGCCTGCCAGCAAGTCTTGATGCGCCCGCCGAGCTTCTGCTGGTAGTCGGCCTTAACTCGGCCGCGATGGCGAGCGTAGCGGAGCGTCGGGGGATTGCCCTCGCCCATGAACTTGGCGCACAATTCCTCGATGCCGAGCACCGTGTTCTCGTCGCCGATCTTCTCGCCCAGCAGCCAGCCATAGATCGAAAGCTGGTCGGCGTACTCGTCGTTGCAGAACTCCATGTAGCCGGAGTTGATCGTCAGGCCCCGGAAGTCCATCGCCTTGTACATGGCGTGTTCCTTGCCCTGGCTCCGGCTGGCCTTGCCCACGAAGCCGTCCAAACACACGGCATATCCCTTCGACGGACTGGCCCCGTACTTGGAGCAATAGCCCCGGACCTTCCAGTCGTAGATGCACGGGATGCGGCCTTGCCCCAGGTCCAGGACGAAACGGCAATCGGGCTTGCCGGTGAATGGGACGCCTTCGATTAGGCCGTCCACCTTGAACTCGAAGCGCGGCGGCTCGACCGATTGTTGCAACTGCTTCAACAGATCGCCGTAAGCCCCACACAGCTTGTACGCCTTGAAGACGTGCTTGCCGGCCTTGAGGGCAAAGTCCCGATTGTGCGACTCCACCTGGCTCTCGAAGATGGCCGGAAACTCGAATTGCGGCGACATCGACCGGCCGTACAGGTGCCAGTTGAGCTGGGCCTTTACATAGGCGTCGAAGGCGCTGCCCACCGCCGCCGGCTGCTCTTGCGGCACTCGCGGCGCGGCGTGGTCGGCCAAGTAGCGGACGTAGAACTCGTCCTGGTCCTTGTACCAGAGGGACATCGACGAGTAGCTGAGCGATTTTGGGATGCGCATGTCAGGCTCCGACAGGATTCGCAGGATGGCCGAGAATCTTGGCAACTACGACTTGCTCGCGCAGGTGCGGAGGCAATGCGGCTAGGGCCTTGATCTTGTTCAAGCAACATCGCTTCGCCTTCTTGCCGCTGCCGCAAGGACATTTCTCATTGCGGCCGGGCAGTTTTTCTCTGCGATAGGGGGCCATGCTGTTCTCCGAAATGTCCAATGAGCCGGGTACTGCGCGTTTCCGTGTCGCCGGTATAATCGCCCGTACTCCGCGCGCCCTTGTTGCCCTTCCCACGGCCAGGTACTACCGAAACCTCCCTGGCCTCCCTCCCCGGCTCACAACGCCGTCTCCGGCAGAAAGTAGTGGGGACGAACGCCCTGAACGTTGAACATCAGGACTTCGGCGTGGAACTCGACGCCGGGAAATACGTCCAGCGGCAGCGATACGATGCTCGTCAATTGCGCCCCACAATCCCGGAGCCATCGCCAGCGCGTGCTTTTACGGCGCTGATTGAGCCTCATTCCCATTGGGGCGAACAACACTACAGGATGGTGGACGCCGAACAGATCGAAGGCGCGCTCCAGGAAGACTTCGGGATAGAGTCGCTTGCCTTCGCAGCCGTTGAACGGCGGGTTGGCGATCGTCAAATCAGGTCTTTCACCGGCGAAATCAAGCGTCTCGAAACGTCCTTGGTAGATTTCATGTGCCCTGAGATTTGGGGCGATTGCGATGTCACAGCCAATTACGTGGCAGCCGGCTTCGTACCAGGGATCAGTGAGTTGGCCGGTGCCGATTGCCGGGTCAAGAATGCTCTTGAATTGTGGGTGCCGAACGACGTTGTATGACAGCGAGTTGTACAGGATGTCGAACAAAAAACGGGCCACGCCAACCGGCGTATAAACGTCGCTCCGCTTGGGGCGGGCGTGATAGTCATTGCGTTTGACGGTCAGAGGGCTAGGCATAATTGCCGTCAGATTTTCCCCATCGCCTTCGCAGCAATGGCCCCGAGGAAGCAGATGCCGCAGACGATGATGACTGCCACCAGCGGCGAGCAGGTCATGGTGATGACCACAACGCCGGCCAGCAGCGAAATCACGAGGGTCACAAGTCCACTCATGGCGGTTCTCCTTCTGGTTCAATACGCCCCGAACTTTGTTTCGTGCCGGTTCTCCGTCGCCGCCGGCCCACGCCAAGGAGAACGCTGTGGGCGCGGCGTCAGGTAGTTTGCCTCGCGCATTTCGCTCTGGATGGCACTCTTGCAGAAGGAGCAGTAGCGATAGCCGTTGATGGCGGGCTTGCCGCAACGCGCGCAAGACTTGCTGGCCATATCATTCACCCTTCATGCGTTGTGGTGATTTGCAGACAGTACGTTTGCGTTTCATCGCGCCGCGCTCAAAAGTTGGTGAACAGGACTTCGGTTTTCTTCTTGCCGCTGGATTTGTGCCGTCCGGTCGCAGCCCGGCTGGCAGTCACGCGGTCGATGCGGTTCCAGTTGCGGTAGTAGTCGGCGGCGTCCGGGTATTCGGAGACGACCACTTTGGCCTTGGCGGAGTTCAGCAGTTCGACCATTGCCGGGTAGTCGATGTGGTAGCGGTACTCGTCTTCGTGACCTACGTAGGGAGGGTCGCAATAAATAACTGCCTCCGGGTCACGGTACACCCGCTCGATTGCGACCAACGCATCCTCGTGAAGCAACTGGACCCCGCGCAGCCGGTTGGCGGCCGGCAATATCCGCCGGAACCAGTCAGCCCAAACCTCGGGCTTGGGCTTGTGCGGGGCCGAGCACTTGTCGATCGCCCACGTGGACGAGTTTCCGTTGCCGCAGTAGAACTGCGCGCCCTGGGCCATGAGCCGCACAGCCTGGTCGATGTCGCCCACGAGCTGGTCCCGCCAGTTGGCGGCCGTGTACGGCGTGGCCCAAAGCGCGGCGGCCAATTGTTCGGGTTGAGACTGGATCATCCTCCACATGCCCATGATCTGCTCGTCCAGGTCGTTGACGATCTCGACGAAAGATCGCGGCTTGGCAAGCAACACAGCGGCCGAGCCGCATAGCGGCTCCAGATACGTGCGGTGCTCCGGGAAATGCGAGACGACCCACTTGGCGATGGACGCCTTGCCGCCGTACTGGCGATAAGTGATCTTGGGCGTTGCGGTCACTCCGCGTCCCTCCGTCGCCAGTAGCGGGCCTCTTTCGGGATGCCGTCGTCGGACAGCTCGCGGTATTTGAACGTGACCATTTGGCCCTTCTTGAACTGTTTGCCTTCGACCCAATACGGCGCGTCAATGCCAGGGTTGCTCGTAGCCCAGTCGCGGGCCATCTGGTCGGCGAACTCGCGCTCTGCGTCGGTCAGGCCCGACAACTCCAGCCGCTTGCCCTGATAGTCCACGATCAATGCACCGATCTTGCCCAACAGCCGACTACCCTTGTTGGTCTCCCGGCCGCTGGTGAAGCCCGTTACGCGCGCCTCGGCGTCCGAAAAAGGCTTGTACTTGAGGATGGCGCGATGGCGTTTGGGCGTCCAAATGCCCTGCGGGTTGCGAATCACGACGCCTTCGCCGCCCTGGTCGAGCACCCGTTGCAGATAGTCTTCCACCTGGTCGCCAGCCGCCTCGGGAATGTCGATCAGCTTCGTTTGGGGGTGGAGGTAGCAGATCGAAGCGTCCGTGTTCTCCAAGGCTTCACTGAGCACGGCCACTTCTTTGCCGAAGGGCTGATCGGCAGTGAGGAACTTGAAGTCGTCGCCCAGGCAGCGTTTCGGAACCGGAACGCCATCAAAGCGGCCACCCCGCGAATTGAGCCGCTTGCGAATCCACGCCTCAATCGTGAGGTAATCGACGTTGCAGATCATGTTGGCGTTCTTGATCTGCCCGGTGCTGAAGATCGCGCCCAAGGGCGGCGTGGAGTAGACAGCGAAGACGATCTTATCGAAGCGTTCGTCCGGCGAGTCGCCACCGCAGATCGACCGGCAGAGCTGGAATTTGCCCCGCCCGGCCCACAACTCGCCATCCAAGGGACAAGCGGGCAGCTTGTTCAGCCACCAGTCCGGGGCCATGATCGGGTTGCCGTAACGCGACCAAAGGCCGGTCGCCACAGGCTTGACCTTGGCCTTCTTCTCGCCCGTCTTGGGGTCGATGATCGACGCCCACGGCACCTGCTCGGTCGGCAGGCCACGAGTGATGCCGCCGTCCCAGAAGCAGCGGGTGCCGTCCAGCTTCTCCGATACAAACCAACCAGCCACGTTATGCTTGAGCGGATCGTAGTGGTCGGCCAGTTGCAGAAACTCGCGTCGTGCCATTTGCCGCGCTCACGCAGGAAATAGTTGCTTGCGCCTCGGCACATCTGGCCAGAAGGCGTGTAAGTGTGTTACCTATTGAATCCGAAAACGCGCGAGTTTTTCGACAACCGCTGAAGCATTTCGTCCAAATAGCTTTGCGGTTCCCGCGCCCAGTTGTCGTTCCAGGGCCTCGGCACCAAGATGGCGTGACCGCCCTGGGCCTCGAAGCGAGTGGTGTTCTCCGCGTAGTCGTCAATCAAGACGGAATCCGGGCGTGCGAAGAGATGCTTTTGTGGTGTGATGGCGTACTGCCGGTGCATCCATTCCGGGAAATGGCTGTGAATCCACTCCAACTTCCCCGCCAGACTTTCAGGGCATTTCGTCGGACTGGTGGCGATGCAGACATTCTCCCGGCCAACTGCCTCGGCGCACGCCTCCAAGAGCCAAGGAAAGAATGGAGTCTCGGGAACCTCGACCCAGATCGAACGCGGCATCGAAGCCCAGAATGTGGCCGACGTGTATCGCGGCTCGCCCAGCATGGCGTTGGCGGCTTCTGAGATATTGAACCCGTGTTCGCGTGGATAGCGGGCATAATCGCTTGGGTCGATGTCGCAACCGACTGCGCGCAGCACAAAGGGTCCCAGCGTGTTGCATACGTCGTCCAGGTCCAGGAAGATGCGTCGGATCATTCGTCGCCCAGAGCCTCCATTTTGCGGCGGATACGGTCCTCAAGGCGGTGTCTCAGCCTTCGCACCGTTTCCCTGGACTTGCCGAGCGCCTTGGCGATTTCCGCATCGGTGTGTTCTGCCAGCCACATGGCAAGCAGCGTCCGCTCTTCGTCGCAGACGCAACAAGACTCAAGCAGGTCGCGGTCTTCCAACTGCTTCTGGTAGGAAGGAACCTCGAACCGTTCAGGAATGTCATGCTGGACAACAGGCGTTTTGAGTTCCTTTCCCTTAGCTAGCGCGCGGTACTTCGAGCGCGGCGGTATGTGAATCGTGGTTTCTGAAACGGTCAACTCGCGTAATTCGCGGTCGATCCACATGCCGATGAAGTCGGTCGGGGCGGAAGGGGCGGCGCTGCGAGGGCCTTTTCTCATCGCCATTTTGTTCACGGCCTTGGTCAGCCCGACGAATGCGGCGCTCGTCAAGTCGTCCCGGAGATAGGCAACCTCGGGAAAGCACCGAACGAAGCTCTCGACCTTGGCAATTGCCAGGGACATATTGCCCTCGATCATTTGCCGGCGCGCGTCGGCGTCGCCGGCAGTGACGAGGGGATACAGCCGGCTGTTGTCGTCGGTGCAGAACGGCTTGCCAAGCTGCGACATGTCCGCGACCAATTGACCGTTGTATTGCTTACTCACAGATGCGTTCTCCAATGGGGTCGATCCGCCAGGCGCAGCGGGAGTAGAAGTGATGGGCTTCGCAAGCCGTGGGGGAATAGTCGTAGACCGACCCCTTGGGGTCGAAGATGCGGCCGTGGTCGTAGGCGATGGTGTGGCCGAAACGCACACCTGTGCCGTGGATCACGCCTCGACTGGTCGAAACGGCGGTCTCAAACCGCCGCCAGTTGTTGTCTGGGTAGAGCACCGTCTTGTGCGGCCCCGCATCGGTCGGCTGCAAGCATGGGAACAGTTCGATGGGCGTGACGGCGAAGCCACGGGCCAGGCAGACTTGAATCAACTCCTGGATGTGAAAGCACCGCCGGCACGCCGGCTCGGGAAGATCGGGGAACGCGATTCTGCTGCCGTCGTGGCCGATGGCCCTAAGCAGGTCGGCGACGGGCATGTCCAAGGCCATCGCAAAGGCCAAGGGCATACACATCCAGGGTTCGGGACGACGTTGCAGTTCCATAGGCGCAGGGTCTCTCCGCAGTCGGAGGCGTAAGCGAATTGCAGAGGGGGACGGGCTACCAGCCTTCGCGGTCTAGCTCGTCCAGCAGGGCGTCGATGTCAGGGGTCGTGCCCCAAGACGCCTTCCAGTAATCGCGCCAGTTGGGCGGCGCGAACAACTTGTCGTATTCTTCTTGCGTGGCCGCAGTCAGTATCCAGATACCGATGCCGTAGGCTTGCCATACCGGCCATTTCAGCTTTTGGGCCTTGGTGAATCTGTAATTCCTGCCCGGCCGTTTCACGTCGATCCAGCGCTGGCCCCACTTCGGGTGCGCGACGAACAGATCAGGCACGCCCATCTGAAAGGCATTGCCAATCATCCGCTCCACGTGCCAGCCTCGAATCTTGAGGAAAGCAATCAAGGCTTGCTGGATGTGCCATTCCTGACTGTGCTTCGGCCGGCGAATGTCACCCATCAGATCAGGCTTCCGTTGAACTCGCCGTCGATTTCCTTCGTGGGCCACCAGCCATTGTGGCCATACTCCCAGATGCGGAACTGCTCGCGCGCGTCACCGTTTATCAGACCCAGAGCAATCTGAATGGCTTCGCACCGCGCCCGCAGTGCGGCGGCTCGGGCATTGTTGACGATCTTCGCCCGGCAGATCAGCCCGAGCAGAAGCCAAACGCGAACCGTCCGCCACCGATATTCCGGGTAGACCTCGGCGACTCGCTCCCACTGCCGGTCATCGTGCCGGTACTCGATCTCGTAGCGGTCAACGTACTTCACTTCATCATCTCCGGGGCGCGAATCTTGACCTGCGTGGCTCCGCTCTTCTTCTCCGCCCAGTTGTTCATTCCCTCGCACCAATCCATGCCGATCAGCGGCACGTAGCGACGGAAGTGTTCGACGGAATCGCGGACCACTTCCGTCACACTCGAAACCATGTCCGGCCGGGTGACGCACATGATCTCGTCGTGGATGTTCATGGGGACGACGTGCCAGTCGTTCACGCCCACCGGTTGCAAGTCCCATATCTTCCGCTGGACGTGCTTTGTAATCTCGGCCCCCGGCGACTGGATTTCATGGTTCGCCGCTGCCCGCATGTTGGCCGCCTGCATCGAGAAGGCCGCGCCGTAGAGGGCCGACGAAACGGCACCGCCGGCCGTCTGCACGCGGTCGCGGCGGACCACCTTGACCTTGCAGTCCTTCCAGTGCTTTGGTGTGTTGCGGGCCAGATCGAAGATCGCCCGTGCGATGCGGTTCTCCAAGGTGAAGTAGCGGCGGAAACCCAGCATCGTTTCGGCAAACTCTGCCGGCTCCTTCCAGACGACCTTCGTGCCGACCCCACCGGGTTGGGTCATTGAGCAAAACGAATCGGCGACCCGCTTTCGCCATTTCTTGACGCCCACGAAACGGCTGCCGAAGCTCTCGATGGCTCGCTTGGCGACCTCCTCGCTGATCCCCAGGCGATTGACAAGGGTGCTGTGGTCGCCGCCGTAAAGCATCGTGCCGAAGAAGCCCTGCTTGCCCTTGGTGTACATATCGTTGGTCGTGCTGCCATCGCTCGCCTTGACCTCTTCGTAGGTCGTGCCTGGGAAGATCGCCATGCCGAACAGGGCATGAATCTTCCGGCCGGCGATCAACTCGGCGCGGAGGGCCTCGTCGTTGCACACGGCGTCGGCGATTGTCACCTCGAACGATGCGAAGTCGCCGCCGCAGAGCAGGTGTCCTGGCCAGGCCAAGGGGAACATCTGGCGGACTTCCTTGGTGTGCTTGATTCCCTGGGCATTGAGGCCATCGGCACCCGCCATGCGGGACGAAAGAGCGCCGATCACGACAAACGAAGCATGGAACCTGCCGGCCAGGAGTAGTTTGTCGTATAGCTCGATCTCCTTGGCGGCGAACTTCACGTGGAGGATTTCCGTGGCGCGGACGGCCGCCGGATGGCGGCCGGCCTTCAGCAGTCCCGTGCCGCCGCAGCGGGCGCATCGCGGATCATCGCCGTCGCATCTGCCGCACGGCTCCGGCTCCCCGACGTAGCACAAGCCGTTGCACTGCGGGCAGGTGTCGGTCTCCTTGTCCAAATGGCCTTTGCCTTTGCACCTCGGGCACAACTGGCCGACGCCCCACTTGCTGATTGCTTCGAGGTTGGCCTTCTTGGTGGACTCGTCGAGAATCACCTTCTCGGTCTCGTCCATCGCCGCCGTGACGTAGGCCCGGACCTCACCCGGCTTGTGGATGTTGACCGGGCTGGCGGCCACCGTCGCTTCGGCCTTTGCCTTGAGGGCCGCGATCCCTTCGCGGTTGATGGTGAAACCGTGCCAGCGGACGGCCGCCACCATACAGGTCAGCGTCGAGTCGTTGTCCCCCGGCTCGGGGCAACCGAAGTGCTTGTCCAGGGCGCGCGTATAAATAATGTCATCGGTGGCGTACTCACGGGCATCCCGGCGGGTCGCCCAGTGGTCGATGAACCGGCGAATCACGCCAGGCCAGGCGTACTTCGTGACCCGCTTGCCGCCGTCCTCATCCGTTTCAATGGCCCAGCCATTATCAGGACTCGACACGGCCAGCGCCGTGGGCGCGTAGCCCAACTCGTAGGGTCGCCAGGCCGGCGACGGCTCCACGTCGCTGTAGTGATACTTGGGCTTGAGCTTCAGGGCGTGTTCGGCCAGGAATTTAAGGCCGCCAGCCGGGTTGAACTTCAGGACAACATCCTTGAACTCGGTGTCCAAATCGCCGAAGGAATCGTGGCGGTCAAAGACCTGCCATTTGGGCGCTTCCGGGTTGGCCGACTTGGCGAAATAGATGTTGTCGAACTGGACCCGTGATTCAAGTTCGCAGGCCAGGGCGTAAGCCAGCGCCGTGGGAACCCGCTTGATGCGGACATCCTCACGGGCCATGAGCGATTGGTAAGGGCCTTTCCGGCTGTGGAGCATCAGGTCCAGGACCGCCGCCGGCTTGATGCACGGGCCGTCCTGCCCCTGCGGCTCCAGCATGGCGATCTCGTCGATGTGCTCCTCGGGAATCCACTCATGGTCGCAGAGGCGAAAGACGGTGTAGATTTTGCAGACGTGGAACCAGTCGAAGGCCAGATTGAAGCCCACGACCGTGTGCTGGCATATCCATTCGATCAAGGCCAACGTCTCGCGGATCGGCTGCCGCCAGACCTCGTGCAAGGTGATTGGGCCATCCTCCACGGCATATTGCAGCAGCACCATCATGCTGTGCAGCCCGCAGGTCTCCGTATCAAGGTATAGTTTCGGCGGGTGGCTCACTTCAGAAGACCTCGTAGGACCAACGACTGCTGTCTTCACGCCTTCCGCTCACGCTGGCGGCCGTCGCCGGCTGCGTGCGGTACGTCCCGTTGCGGAAACGGATTTCCAAGGCCCGGCCCTTGCCGATCCATGCGGGAATCGGGGCTGCTGGACTCGACCAGTGCAGACTGTGGAGCACCTGCCCCACGGTCGCCGCGCGCAGCCGAGGATCGCTTGAACTGATCTCCACGATGCTGTGGGCCGGGTGCATGACCTTGATTTCGTAAAGGTATGGGGCCGCCTCTAGGAGGATGGTCGTGTCCGGCTTCAGTTTGCGTATGTCGATGCCCGGTTCAGCGCCCATTGGACTCCCCGATTTCTTTCAGCAACTCTTCGTCCGGGACTTGGCCGGCGCACCACGCCGCCACGCGCGTTGGAAGACCGCTAATGCCGGCCGCCAGCATCCGCTCGATCATGCGGTTGATCTGGCCAGGCGCGCGAGTGCCACGGCGTTTATACGTCTTGTCCAGACCGGGCAGAAACTTTCCCTTGCCCCGCCGTCGCGCCGCGACAATCTCGTCGGCGGCCTTAATCTGTTCGTCGGGGCGCTCAATACCGACCAGCGTGGTCAAATTCGCCTCGGAAAGGAGCCCCGCAGCCGCTTTCTGCTGGATCGCCTCGGGCATCCGCAGCAGCTTCACCCGCACCCACACCCACATCCTCGGGCGCTTTAGCTCCGTGGCCGCTTCCCGCACCGTCGAACCTTTCGGGTATAGCTTCTGGATCGCGCGGGCCTCTTCCAGGATATTCAGGCTCTTGCGTTGCAGGTTCTCGGCCAAGTTCAACATCCGAGCGTCGTGGTCGCTTAATCCCTTGCAGATGTAGGCCGGCACTTCGGCCCACTTGAGCAACTCGGTCACGGCCCGGAAGCGGCGGTGCCCGACGATCAGCCGATACTCAAAGCCAGGCTCGTTTGCCCACGGCTGTACTGCCAGCGGGCAGATCAGCCGCCCCGTGTGGGCGATGCTGTCGGCCAACTCCTTGACGGATTGCAGCGTGAACTCACCCCGGCAGTTAAGGACGGCATCGTTGTAGATTGCTGCCGCCGGGATGGAGTACGCTTGGTATTGTTCCAGTGGCTTCATCGCAAGGTACGGGCAAACGGAACAGCCTGATTGTCGTGCCGCCACTCCCAGACAGCCGCGCGGCCGTCATCGCTGATTCGCACGAAGGTGTCGTTCGTCCTGGACCAGGTGCCGGTGTTGAAGTGACGATCACCGATGCGCCCCGCTTCGTGCGTGTGACCGTAGACCACCACATCAGCTCCGGCTTCGATGCGCCACGCTTCCACGCCGTCAATCATTTCGTCCAAGCGACCGTGCTGTAACGTCAGTTTCCGCCAGAGGGTCAAGGCTCCTTCCAACGTGCCGACGAACTGGTCCTCCACGGCATGACGGTTTCTCGTGAACGGCCCCCGATTGCGGTCCTCAAGCAGCCCTGAGATGATCGCGGTTATTTCTCCGGTGCCGGGGTTCAGGTCGCGGCAGTAGGGATCGGACTCGTGGCCGTGGAGGAAAGCGAATCGCCGTCCGCCGATAGTGGCCTCGAACGCCTTGCTCATGGCGGGCAATTCGATGCCCCGCAGTTTGATCTCGCTGCCGATGAAGTCGGTCAGGGCGTTGTCGTGGTTGCCAGCGACCCACAGGGCACCAGCCGGCCCAACATGCGTCAGGCGTGCAAGCAAGTCTCGATAGACGCACACTGATTTGCTCAGGTTGGCCTGCCACCAGTCGAACAAGTCGCCCAGGATGTACAATTGGCCGCTCTCGGCTTCCACGAAGTCTAGGAACTTATGGAAGCTGGCCTCGCGGCCTTCCACGGCGAAGTTGTCGCGGTAGCCCCGGTCGCACAGATGCAGATCACTGACGCAAAAGATGGGCATGGCTTTCTCCAGAACTAGGCCAGGGGGCAGCGACGATTGACGGCGCACAGCGCATCCAGCAGCCGGAGCGTGTCGTCCAGCGTGCCGGCGAACGTGTCCACGATCACGTCATTGCCGCGATAGCAGCGGCCGAACCACATCTTCCACACGGCGAAATGGATGCGACCAAAGTCGTCGCCGTAGAAGGTCCGGTAGGTGCAAGGGAACAACTGCCAGAAATACCAGCACAATTTGCTCAGCATGGGTCTTCTCCCGAATAGCGGTGCCACAGTCGGTTCAAGGTTTCATCCACGCCATACAACGAGTAAACGAGCGTGGTTTGCGTGCCATAAGCAAACAGCAGTCGATAGACGTGCTGCGGCTCGCCCCGGCCGGGAATTTGGATACGCGCGTAGTCGCCCGCCAGGACTCGCTCTTGCCCATCTACTGGACCGCCGATAAACAGCGCCCGGAACCTTATCACTTGTCTCCCTTCAATCGCTCAGTGAGTCCGTCCACGTCGAAGTGCAACTCGTCGCCAGTCGCCAAGGTGATGCTCCCCGGCGAGAACACGACCCGCGCCGTGCCGTCCTCGTTGCGTTGGATCATCTTCTCCGTGACTTCGACCTTGGCGATGCACTCGCCATCGCGCCAGTGCTCGATGATCCGGCGGCCAACTCGTTTTGGCATGGCGGCCTCCATCGCTCAGAGGTCCGCAGGAACGCCGCTGCGCCGTTGGATGGCAAGGGCCTGCTTGATGCACTTCCGCTTGGCGGCCTCGCGGCTCGCCTTGTTGCCCGGCGTGTAGGTGTACTTGGCACCGTGGGTGCCGTACTGGAGCGCCGGCTTGCCGTTCTTCGTCGTGCGATGAATAGGCATGGTTCTCTCCGCTTAGGATTTGAGCGGTCCCACATCGCGGCCACCGTCAATCAGGTATCGCTTGGGACCATGCTTTTCGTTCTCGTGACGCAGCTTGCAGTTCATTCGCCAGGTAATGCCGTGCTTCGGATTGACTCCGTGCAGCCATTGGGCTGGCTCGCGGTAGCCAGATAGCGAGTTGTAGGCGAAGGCATCGGTGCCGACCCACGATCCGTTGACCAGCAATTCGCCATCCACGTCCGACAGCACGCTGGCGGCATGGTGATGGCCCACGCAGAAATAGCGGCACCGCTGGGCACCCGCCGCCGCGCCCAGGGCGATCAGGCCCTTTTGCCGGCGGACCATTCCATACCACGGGATACCCAGGTTCGAGCGCACGTCGTCGCCGTGGCTCACGTTGAAACCGACGCCATTGATGTTGACGTTGGCGCTCCAGGCATCGGGGATGGTAAAGTGGACGTTGCTCAGGTCGCGGCAATGCAGCCGCGCTACCTCGCCGACGAGATAGTCCCAGTTGTCATGCGCTCCAAGGTAGTCCTTCTTCGGCGTTCGCCGGCCGTGGTTGCCGGCCAGATAGAGGACGTTTACCTCCTCGAAGTGGGCGGCCAGGTCGCGGTACATCAAGGCATGAAGCTGCCCAATGGCAAGGCAGTTCTTGAATTGGTTGCGGTAATAGGACCGCTCGCACGCCTTGTGGATTTCGCCGCTGGTGAAATCGCCGTAGGCGAGCACCCACAGCACTGGGAAATAGAACTTCGGGGCCAGGGTGTCCTGAGTCCATTCCACGACCGTGTTGACGTATCGCTCGGCGCGGCAGCATGAGATCGGAAAGTTGTAGTCCTCCAGGCCGCCGACCTGATCGGGCATCACGACTTGATCGTGATGGCCGTCCGAGAGGTGCATGACGCAGTGCTCGACGATCTGGGCCTTGCGACGGTATTCGAGTTGGGAGGGGAGAGCGACAATCGGTTTGATCCGCTGTTCCATCTCTGCCACGACCGCCTTGAACAGGCCGGCAACCTTCGCCCCGGCCTTGACCTTCTGCCGCTCACGGTTCCGCTCGTCCGTCAAGTGGACGATCTCGGCCTCCAGCTCCATGATCCGTTTGTCGGTCGGATCATAGTCGGGGACATTCTTGTGTTGGCCGCCGGCCCGTTTTGGCCTGGGGGGCTCGCCATTGGGCCAATCCACGTCTTTGTGGACCCGGCCCGTGGCGATGTCGGACACAATGCTGCGGCTCACCTTGAACCGCTTGGCGATGTCCGGCTGCGTCGCGCCGTCGGCGATGGCCTGTTTGATCTGTTCGACCGTCTTCTTTGTCAATCGCATGATCTCTCCGTGTCGCGCTGGCCGGTAATTGGCTGAGAGAGGCCGGGTGGCGCTGCCCTTCCACCACCCGGCTCAAGTGCCGTCGGTCACAAGAGGCGGGATCAGGGCAGAGAGAGGCGGCCTCAAGAGGACCGACGCCCCGCGCGGTTGAACAGTCGCTCAACCCAATTGATGGCCTTATCAAAGTCGAACGGCGGCTTGAAGGCAGGCATACCGCCTTCGTCAGGGCCACCAGCCGGATTGCGGTTGGGATAACGCCGGCGCGACAGCCAGGGAAATCAGAATCGGGACCAATAGCACGTACTTCATCGTTGCAACTCCACGGGTTGAAATGATTTCACGGTCACAGCCAGATTCGTTCGATCCGATCCTTAAAGTCGCAATCGTCCATGTCGTCCTGAACGCAGCCGACCAAACCCTCGAAAGATTCGTCGATGTACGCAATGCCGACTTCAATCATGCTCTCGTACTCGGGCTTCCATTCCAAAAAGGCTGTGAAGACGGAATCACAAATGTCCTCCCAAGAATCCTCGCTGCCCTCTACGTGAACTTCCGCTTCAATCGCACCGTCGCCAGAGTCATCAAACGTCACCTCCAGCAACGAATCCTCGAAAATCCGTTCCAACTTTCGTCGCACTCGCTGAGAAGAGGGATGATAATTCCACTTCCCTTTGGACAGCGCGATCTCAAACACGATGCGACTCACGGCGTTACTTCCTCCACGGACATTTCGCCGTCGTCGCCGGCATCGGTCCAATCGACGCCTTCCAGGACTTCGCCCAGCGTCATTAGCTCCAGCTTTCGGTTGGCGCGAATCACGTCCAGCACGCGCTCATCGCTGGGCAGGTGGATCAAGTCCACGATGGTGCATCCCAAGTTTTCGTCCATGCCCTTGCGATGGATGCGGTCTTCGCTCTGCACGCGGTATTCAGGTTTCCAACTGTTGGACCAGTACACCGCCGTGCGCGCCTCCACCAGCGTCAGGCTCATGCCGCCCGACTCCGGGTTGGCCACGAAAGCGACCTTGCCGTGGCCCTCTTGATTGGCCCAGTAGTCCAATGGCTCCTCGTCCGTCGCCGGCGCACCGTCCGGGCTGTCGCTCTTGGCGGCGAACACCTGAAAGTCGCCCTGGTCGCACCGCACCACGTCCCACTTTTCCTTCAGACACAACCTGACGATGCGGTCCACGGAGCCGGTAAAGCCGGCAAACACAACGATGCGGCCCACCTCCTCGTTCTCGTCCAAGAGCATCTTGAGCGCGGCGTCCTTCGGACATGGGACTTCCCGCGCGATGCGAACCATCCTGGGAACTTCACGCTTGCCGCCGCAGGCTGGACAGGGGATGATCTGCTTAACCAGCCGGGCCTTCAGGGCGGGATCGAGCAGGTCGATGGCTTGATACGTCGCCTCGGGGTCTTGCGGGTCCATCCACTCGGCAACCGTCCCGTCCGTACAGTGCGTGCATTTCGTCACGCCGTCCTGTTGCTCACGATATTGGAAGCCGTCGCTCAATTCCCGCAGCCAGGTCATGCCGGTGACAGCATTGGGAGCCGCGCTGACGATGGCCTCAGCCACGCGCAGGGTGCTGGCGGTCGGCTTGCAGACGATTCGGCGGTAGCGCTTTTCGGGCAGTTGCAAGCAGTCCTTCTTGTGCTTGACGATCACCAGTCCTTTGAGTCGTTCGTACAGATATGCCACTTCATTCTTGCTGGGCTCGAACGGATGGTAACTGTCGGGGTCTGTGATGCCATCCAACTCGTGTGGCCCCTCCTCCAACGTGTCGCCGCACTTGGCGCACTTCCGCTGGTCGTCCTTCCAGCCGATTCGCTTCTTGAACTTGCCGGCGTCGTATTCGGCTTCGACCATGAAAGCCAGTCGCTCTTCCATTGCCCGCCGGCTGCCCTCTTTGAGGAAACCGGGCCAAGCGATTTCGCACTGGCTCCACCAGTCGCACGGTGTTTTCGGCGACGGCGTGCCCGACATGAGGATCACGTAGCCGTTGAAGCCGTACTTCTCGCGGATCAGGTCGGCGAGTTTCTGACAGGCTTTCGAGCGTTGCGACGTGTCGTTCTTGCAACGGCTGGACTCATCCGCCACGAAGAATTGCGGCAACGGCTGGCTGCCGTCCCATTCATCCATGACACGGACCAGACCCTCATAGGTGAAGAACTCGATCTGGCACTTGTCGAAAGGGAAGCCCCATAGCTTGAACTCGCGTTTGATGTTCGGCAGACTGGTCTTCGGCCCCACCCACCAGACAAGGTTGACGCCGGACTTCTCAATGACCATCTGGGCGGCGAGGGTCTTGCCCGTGCCCATTTCCGCGCCGAATATCTGGTAGTGGTACGTCAGGCCGGCATCGGCCATATCGACCTGATGTGGCATGATCGACTGTGGCAAGCCGCCGCGTGTCAGAAGGCGATAGACGAAGCGTTGTAGCGGGCGGTCGAACCAGGCATAGACGTTCTCGCCGGCCAAGTAGCCGATCTGCACACGGTTACGCTGGCAGTCGTCCACCGACCACACCTTGCACTTGGCATATTCGCCCTCATCGTCGTAGCCGTGGAAGTGCGCGCCTCGCATCGCCTTGACTTCCGCCATCAGACCGAAGCGAGTCTTCGTGCCGACCTTGCCGTCCCAGAAGTAGATGCGGCCGTCCTTCTGCTCCAGTAAGACCGGAACGCGAATCCGCGTACCGCTGGATGTTTGGGCTTCGATCTTAACTGCGTCAAGCGACATGCAATCTCCCTCAAACCACGAGGCGCGACTTGGCGATCTCGCAATTGTGCTCGGTCAACTCGACGCCGATCGAGCGGCGGCCGAGCCGCTTGGCGGCCAAGAGCGTCGTGCCGCTGCCGGCGAACGGGTCAAGAATCACGCCACCGTCTGGGGTGGAAAGCAGCGTCAACAGGTATTCCATGAGCGTCAGTGGCTTAACGGTGGGATGGTCGTTGCCCGGTCCCCGCTCCTTCTTGGTGGCCTTGCCGCAATAGAAGAACCGGCTCGCGCCGCCTGAGTCGCCGTAAGCCACCTGGGCATCGCCGGCTTTGCCTATTCCGCCGTGATAGCCGTCGCCGGACTTGGTGCGGATGTTGTTGCTGCCACTGGTGAGCGTGCCGGTCTGATCGTCCAGTTGGACAGCAGCGTCTTTGTCCAGAAGCACGTTCGCCGGCCAGCGGCCCTTGGTCGATTCGATGAACTGGCAGCCCTTCTTCTCGGCCGACTGCTTGATCCGATCGCCCTGCTTGCCGTGGAATGTGGTGCCGTTGCGGTCGGCGTTGTACCTGTAGCCAGGGTTGTCGCCGATGCGGGCAGCGTCGATGTTCATGCCGGCCACGCCCCACCTCTCGGCGTTGTGGGCCAGCGTCCCGTCAAGGGACTTCATCGCCAAGACGATGGGTTCCCAGGCCGGCTTTAGGGCATTGGCCCAGCCTGTCCACTTCGCGGCCTCGGGAGTCGCGGGGGCCGTGATTGCGCACTCGGCCTCTGGGTTGTGCAGATCGCCATAGACCTCGTTCGTCCGTCCGTTGTCGGCCAGCGAATAGCCGGGCTGGCCGAGCTTCGTGCCGACGACCTCGCGCACCGCCCCTTTCGCCTTGTCGATCATCTTGCCTACGTCGGCCGCCTTCGGGAAACCCTGGCCGTACAACCACATCAGGCAGTCCCGAATCTCCCACCCGGCGTCCTCGATCGCGCAGATCAAGCGGTGGTAAGTCCGCGTGCCACCGAAGGCCAACATGAGCGCACCGGGCTTGCAGACGCGAGCAATGGCCCGCCAATACTCCGGCCCCGGAACGTCGTAGTCCCAGTCCTTCTCCATGAAGCCGAGGCCGTAGGGCGGGTCCGTGACCACGAAGTCCACCGACGCCTCGGGCAGCGTCGGCAGCACCTCGCGGAGATCGCCGCAATAGAGCGTCAGCTTGTCTTGCTCAAAGAAGGGCTGCATTTGGTGTATGCACGCTAGAAGCCGTGAAAGTCGTGTACCATGTATATCCGAAAAAAACCGCAAAGTTCGACAGCTAGCGGCCTCTTTTGTCTTCCAAAAGCAGGAAGGTCTGATCGGGTGCGCTGCGCGGCGTGTAGTCGCCCCATACGTTGAGGCCGGCGGCGACGAACAGAGCGTGCAGCCTGTTAAAGCAACGCCGCACGGGAGAGGGGACACCCTTGCTGCATCCTGACACGATGGCATCCCGCCATTGGTCCAAGGTGCCCGTGACGACCGCCGCCTGGACGCCCCGCACAATGGTCTCCGCCACGACAAACGGCATCCCTGCGCAAAGCTGAAGGATTTCCAGCATGTCTTGTTCATCCGCGCCGATGAAGACGCTGAACGAGACGTGCTTCAAGAGATGAGGCGACAGCCCCACGGGTGCGCGCTCGTCGCGCATGGTGGCGAGACAGCTTAGAAACCGCTCAGCGTCCGACAACTCCCGTCGGCAGGCATCCGATGGCGCGGCCGGCGAGCGACCTAACAGTCGGTGACTCAGACCGATGAAGGTCTGAAAGTCAATGATCGGCATCTGGATCAAAACGCAATCCGGGTTCATAGATCGCCAATCCCAGAAGAAAAGACGCCGCCAGGGGTTGAACCCGGACTTTCGGCCTCCGGCCGGTGTGCTGCTTAACACTACGGCGTCAAGAACCCTGCTGGGGCCTCGCGGCAAATCCGGCAGGGAGCAAATGGATCAGCGGGCGCGGGCCGGTCTAGTGTCCTGGACCTTCTCGACGCCGTTGTCCTTGACGGCGAGGAACTTGACAATCTCCCGCCGAATCACATCGTCAGAAGGCAGCCGGGTGAAGGGCGTAGAGCACTTTGTCACAACGGGGACGTGCCAGATGCCCTTGCGGTTCTCAGCCACCTCGACCTTCAGTGTGACCGGGATCGGGCCGTGCGGTTTCAGATCGCCGACCGGATTGCCGGCCCCCGCCTTGGCGTCGATGTCGGCCTGAGTGAGCGGCAGGAAGGGGAAAACCTTTCCCGACTCGCGGCGGCTCGATTTGTTGCCGCAGAAGAATTCCAGGAAGCGGCCGGTGCTCCGCTCGTACACAAGGAAGCTGGGGCCATACTGACAGTGGGAATCAGTCTGAAGCGACTGGGCTTGAATCCGCTTGAATTCTTCCGATTCCGGTTCGTAGGAAATGACCAGGGCCTCCATGTCGGTCATGTCGATGGCCTTGGGGCGACGGGCCAAGGGCAGAATATCCACGGACTCGCCCAGGTCAGTGATCTCCTTCTCAGACTCCGGGATGCCGTAGTGGCCGTCCTGGATGAGGCCCTTGATGGCGTCCTTGCTCTTGGTGTAGAGCTTCAGCCGGCCGAGGTAATCGCCGCCCTTCGCCAATTCGGCGAACTGGTCGTCGGTGCCGATCTGGGTGGAGGGAAGCTGATCGAGATTGACGGGGACTAAAGCGGTGTCGGACATGATTTTCCTCGTTGTTGGGGTTCAAGATTCAGGTTTCAGGCGTCGAGAAGGTGGGTTGCTCGTTGTGCTCGTTGTCATCGTTGTCTTCAGTGCGCATTTCGTCACATGGCTTGACCCTCCGTTCCAGAAGTGCAGCGCCGGTTCGCGCCACGAATCTTTCTCTTTGCTCGCGGACGCTCTCTTCGTCCAGATTCAGAACCCATCGCAGCGCCGTGTACCAGCCGTCAACCGGCGTCTTGCAGCCGGCCTTGACGACGGCCAAGCCACCCAGCCGATGCTCGCGGTATTCGTCAAGCACGTCCTTCAGGAATCGCAGGTACGGCTCGGGCATAAAATCCCGGCAATACTCGTACAGCTTTCCCTGCCGCGCCGCCTCTTTGATCTCCTTGAGCAGACCGGCAGCCACGGGCGTGAACTCCCGCGCCGGAGCCGTTCTTGCCAGAGCGACAAGCTGCGGTTGGTGGACAATCGGCAATTTGGCCAGCAGGTAAGCGGAACGAAGTGGTATCTCACCGCGATCCACAATCTTCTGAATGTCCCTTTGCAGCGTGAGCAGACTAAGCTGCCGGCGGACCCACTCGGGAGTTTTGTGAATCAACCTGCACACTTCCGATAGGGTGGCGTCCTTTCCTTGCCGCGCAGCGATAGCCTCCATGATTCGCTTGATCTGGCGGGCGTACTCCGTCACCGTCGTTTCCGGCCGTAGGGCATTGGCCTGAATCTGGAGCGACAATACGTCCTCGTCCGTCAGTCCGTGCTTGACAATGCAGGGCATCGTCGGCCGCTGTAACTCGCAACATGCTGCTCGCCGATAAAGGCCGTCCACCACTTCCATCTTGCCCGGCGCTCGCGGCGACGGGCGCACGCAGATGGAGTTAAGGAGGCCCTGATGCGCAATGGAGTCGCGCAGTTCCAGGTATTCGACGGACTCCCGGTTGACGAGCCGCAGGACGATCCACGGCTCGACGATCTCGTCCAAGGGAATCTCACGAAACTCGTCGGGCTGCTCGGGCATCGGTGCGTTCGCGTCTCATGTAGACACCTACACTAGACTGCCAAAAGCCCGATTTTCCCCAAAATTCTGGGGAAGAGTTGGGGTTTTGGCAGTCTAGTGTAGGTGTCCACGCGGATCAGCTTCGCGGGTCCGCGCCAAGAGCGTTTATACGCTCAATCACGGATCAACGAAGCGGCCCTTTGAGAGACGCCAATGCCCCTAGTCAGCGAAGCCCTCCACAGATTCCTCCATGCCCGCAAGACACCGGCTAATGCCGATCTGGTGGATCGGTGCTCCATCAACATGGAGGTGCAGGTGAACGTGACGGCCGCCGACGGCGAGCCGGTGGCCGGCAAGAAATCCACCTGGACCAACGGCAGCGACACCTGGCACTCCATCCGCATCCCAAAGAACGCCGCCACCGAACCAACGTGGGAAGATTACAAGATCGGCTATCCCTTCGACCTCTACGCCGAAGGCATTGGCATGACGGGATGGGACTGGAAGGCCCGGCGCTCCCGCCACTTCGGCTACGACTTTGACAGCCTGACGGCGCACGCCCAGGGCGTCGGCATTGACGACCACCAATTGGAGAAGGTCAAGCAAGCGGCCTGTGCTCTCCCCTACGTCGAAGTCCGCCGCAGCACGGGCGGCGGCGGCATCCATCTCTATGTCTATCTTGACGATGCCGGCGTGCCCACCGCCAACCACACCGAACACGCCGCTTTGGCCCGCTGCATCCTGGGGATGATGTCGGCCGAGTGCGGCTTCGACTTCGCCAACGCGATCGACGCCTGCGGACAGGTCATGTGGATTTGGCATCGCAAGATGTCCGCTGAGAACCACGGGCTGGAGATTATCAAGCCGACCACAAGACGGCTGAGCGAGACCGATCTGCCGAAGAACTGGCGCGATCACATTGAAGTAGTCAAAGGTCGGCGGGCCAAAATTCGGGTCAGTGAAGTCGCCGAAGACGATCAAGACCCGTTCGAGGCCCTGACCGCCAGCCGGAAGATCATTCCGCTGGATGACTCGCACAAGGCCCAGATCGAGGCCCTGATGCGTTCGGGCTTCACGACGCTTTGGGTAACCGACCATCACTTGCTGCAAACCCACACCTGCGCGCTCAAGAAGCTGATGGAAGACGCAGAGCACAAGTCGCTGAAGCTCATTGGCGTGTTCAAGACCAGCTCGCAAGGCCGCGATCCCGGCACACCCAACTGTTTTCTCTTCCCGCTGCCCAATGGGGCGTGGCGCGTCTACCGTTTCTCGCCTGGGGTTGGCGAAGCCGAGACATGGACCCAGGATGGACACGGATGGACCACTTGCTGCTTCAATCGCTACCCGGACTTGGAGACGGCTTGCACGCTGTTCGGCGGCGTAGAGCGCAAAGAGGGAGGTTACGTCTTCTCTAAGCCGGAAGCTGCCGTCAACGCCGCCAGGGTGATGGGCGAGGAAATCGCGCTGCCGAAGACGAACGGCCGCAAGATAACGCTCGATAAGCACAAAGACGGACGGATGATCGTAGAGATCGAGCGAACAAAAGAAGACAACGACCCGCTGGAGGGCTGGGACGACAAGCGGGGAAAGTACGTCAAGATTTTCAAGGTCAAGACGAACCCCCAAGACGAAGACCGGCTCGATTACAACGAATTCGACAAGATTATCCGCGCCGTCAAAACGACCGCCGCCGAGCACTCCGGCTGGATGATAAAGGAGGAAGCCCAATGGACGCGGAACCCGGCCGCCAACGTCAAGATGTTTCTGCAAAACCGCAATCATGTCAAGATCGAGGCGGAAGCCATCATGGGCGGGGCAATCGCCCATAGCTGGAAGATCGTCAACCTGCCTTTCCGCGAGGAGTACCCCGGCGGCCGACAATGGAATCTCGACGCCGCCCAGTTCAAGTCCAAGCCCGCCGAGTTGCCCGACGACGAGGTGCCCCATCATCCCCATTGGGACATGATCTTCGACCACATCGGCCACGAGCTGACGCCCGCGCTGCGGGAACTGCCCTGGGCCGTAGATGCGAAGATCAGGACCGGGGCCGATTATCTCCGCACTTGGGTGGCCTGCGCCTTCCGAGACCCCTTCCAGCCGCTCCCGTACCTGTTCTTCTTTGGTCCTGAGCGCAGCGGCAAGAGCATCTTCTACGAGTCCCTGGAACGACTGCTCACCAAAGGCGTCGTTCAAGCCAAACGGTCGCTGACCAGTGAATTCAACGGTGAGCTAGCCGGAGCGATTATCTGCGCGGTAGAGGAGATGAACGTCGCCAAATGCCCTGACGCCCACGCACGAATCAAGGAATATGTGACCACGCGGACCCTCTTGATCCGACAGATGCGTCACGACTGCTACGCGGTGCCCAACACGACCCACTGGGTTCAGACCGCCAACACCCGCGAAAGCTGCCCCATCTTCCCCGGTGACACGCGCATCACGGCCGTATACGTCAGCGACCTGCTAGAGGAACAGAGAATTCCTAAGCCAGCAATGGAAGCCTTCCTCGATCAAGAGGCCCCACACTTCCTGCACACGATCATGCACATGGAACTGCCGCCGATGTTAGACCGACTGCGGCTGCCCGTCGTGACAACAAGCAGCAAGCGGCAGGCCGAGGAAGACAATCAGACGTACCTGGAGCAATTCATTGCCGAGTGCTGCCAGCCGACGCCGGACACTCACACGCGATTCAGCGAGTTTTTTGACCGCTTCCAGCAGTGGCTCCCACCCAACGAGAAGTACGCCTGGACAAGGAAGCGCGTAGGCGTCGAACTGCCGGTGCGCCACAAGACGATCTCGGGCACCGCCAACGTGAAATTCGTCCCCCATCTGACCCTCAAGCCGGCGGAAAAGGGGAAGCCATGACGCTTCGCATCTATCGTTCCGCCGGATTGCTGTCGCGCTCCATCGTGCAGGCCAAGCTGGTCGCCGAAGTCGAAGCGGACCAGCGGCCGGAAGACGAAGCCGCCTTCGCGGACGAGTACGGTGGCGACATCATCGAGGAAACACCCTCTGACGTAAATCTCGGAGAAGACTATGAGTAAGTATGGCATGGCAGACAGCGGTAAACGGCAGTCCTTCGGTAAGGGCATGGCGATCCGCGACATAGCGGACGACAAGCCCCGCCCCGACCTGATCTCCC